GCGCCTCTACTGTTTAATTTTCCCACGCCACCCCGCTTGAATTTTCCCACGCCACAACGCTTGAATTTTCCCGCGCCTCAACGCTTGAATTTCCCCGCGCCTCAACGCTTGAATTTTCCCGCGCCTTTCTTATGTAGACTTTTTCAGTCGTGTTCCTAATTTCAATAACGGTGTATTCAGTGAATGAATCTGGCAATGCATCTAGGCTTTTTTGGTTGGTAATTGTTATGGTTTTCATAATGTTTCTATTCTCCTATATATTAGATAAAATCAATCGTAATTGCCGACTTGATCAGTTAGTATTTTTTGTTTGTCTAAGTTTATTAATTCTGAAACCACATGCTTGTATTTTTTAGTGCGTTCTTTTGATGGCGTGAATTGGTCAATGAATGTCACCGCGTTTTTTGTGTGTCTTTCAACTATTTCAAACGCGTCATAAGCTGGCGTCGGGTTTTGGTAAGGGTTTAGCTCAATTTTTTCTTGCAAATAAAAAAGGTCACACTTGATGGAGTTTAATAGAGTATCAATTTTTTGCTTTGTCATGGTTTTATTATCCTCTACGCTTTTGTTTGTTACAAAAACGTTTTTGAAATTCTAGTAACTCTCTGTAAAATTCCTTTGCAATTTCTTCAGTCATGTTTACCGGGTTTATAATTATTTTACCCGTTCCAGTTTTTTGACACGAGTTAAAACCCTGTCCTTTAAGTTCGTTATCTATTTTTACGTTTTTCATTTCATCGCCTCACTTTTAAAAAGGGCATTCTGGGTTGGGGTGTTTTTGGGTGTGTCGATACAGACGCGCCTCTGTAGATTTCCACCACGCATCAATACATTTTTTGGCGTGTGTAAAGTCTCTGGCATAACCTTCTACATTTGGGAACATCACCATGATTGTTTCATCTCCTTTAGCGGTGTAAGAGTATCCACCTTTCCAACCTTTCCACATACGAATGCCACGGTAAGTATTAAATATTTCAGTCTGTAGTTTTTTCTTCAATCGTTTTTTCATTCCGTCACCTCATTCTTAAAAATCAATCCCTTGATGACCAAAATTTCCTCACTTGTTAAGTCAGGCCAGTCATAGGAATTATGATCAAGCGAAAAACCGCGCTCGGTGAAATATTCGCTCATTACTCTTTCGATTGCTCGTGCTGTAACTTCTCGCGGGTCAAGTAAATACTTTTTATGTTCACGCGGGATATTGGCCATTGATTCAATTTTTGCTCTGTAATTAATGAATACAGAATCAGGAAAATTTTGCATTAGTCTATTTTTGTAATCAATTGCGTGGCCAATTTCATGAATCAAAGCGCCGTTTCGATGCCTATTAATTTGGATGACTTTAGTTGACGGCTCAAAATGTGCAACACTTCTAGCCATACCACGTGCACCAAAACCAAAGGTATAACCGCGAAAGTCTAAATTGGAATTTAATGATTCAAGTGTTAACAATGTACTCAATGTTGTAGTTATGCAAAATTCACGTTCACTATCCGTTACAGACTTACCAAATTGCAAATTAATGCTTTTTTCTTTAAAATATTGCAAATCTATTTCAGCGGTTGAGTTCCAACCTTGCGGCATTTGCCATTGACCAACATAACCAACCATCTCGCCAATTTTGGGCGCTTTACGGTTCAGGGTTTTGGGTTGATATAGTTCGGTGAAGTCTTCTTGTGTGGTACAGTGGCGTGCTTTCCACATATTGTTACAATATTTGTTATATAATTTTCTCACCTGATCATTTGCGCGTTTATGTAAACGGGTAAACGCTATTAAAGCGTCGTTATCACTGAATGAACTAGCGTATATAAAGCCGAGAAATGACCATTCAGCAACCAAAATATTAACTTGATAACGTCGGTGGTTGGTTTTGTTTAGATCAGCGTCATCGGTGAGACTTGCCAAAAATGCATTTTTTAAAGCGGCGAGTTTTTCTTTTCGCGCCTTGTCTGCTTTTCGTTTTGCAATCTTTTCTTCGCTGTACCGATGACGATGCGCGCCCTCAACGTCATCGCCTAGATTCATGAATTTTGATTGGCGCTCATTGTATTGTTTAGACTTTGAAAGTGTTGTCATTTTGGTTTTTCCTTTGTTTAGTTTGATTAGTTTATTTCACGATAAAAGATTAGTTCAGCGTCATTTTTCCAATTAAAGTCTTGAGATACACACGCAAAATATTCGACGTGTTTCATTAGTTTGATGGCTTTACGTACCGCTGCGGCATTGCTTTTCGAGTGTTTACAGTAGACGTGAAAAGTCTTTGTCCTTTCGTCTTTCATCCATTCCCGCGCCCGCATTGCCATGACCATTTCTGTAGGAATGTCGCGCGCATCCTCAATACCTTTTAAAGATTGTACGTTAGTGAAATATGTCTTTTTCATTTTGCAATCTCCGCGTCAAGTTCAGCGTCGCTCACGTATTCAATGGTTGGAAATGATTCGCTACCCTCTTGAATGATGGTTATTGTTTTGGCTGTATCTGCAGCGGTTGCGTCAAGGCTCACTCGCATTTTTGCAGCGCCATGTAATGCCAAGAGGGTCAAGATTGATACGGTGAGAGTAAATAGAGTTAGTTCGGTTGCGCGTTTCATATTAACCTACTCTCTTTAATACAATTGAATGGGTTGCAGTGATTTGAAATAATTCTATCAGTAATTCAAAAGCATTGGCAGAATAGAATACTTCATCCATGTCTGATCTAGTCCATTGTAGTTTCTCATTACCAAGATATTTAACTTTTACGGCTATTGTGGTGTTTTTCATTAGTTTACTTCCTTTTCTTCATTCAGTATAGCGAAAAATAAGAGTTTTGTCAATATTAAAATACAAAGGATATCGAAAAGAAATAGAAAGGTGTTTTTGATAAGATAGAAAAGAAATACTTAATTTACTATATTCTTATTTTATTAATATTAATAATAAATATAAAGGTATTCCCGCCTCATGGCTATTGTATATCAGTGGTATATGCAGGAACTTGATCGGTTTTTGGCTTTATGGTGTATTAAGTCTTTCGTTGTATGTTCTTTCAATTCGTTGTGTATCCTTTTTGTATGTTCTTTCGATTATATGCCGAATGCGTATTAGATTGATATAAGTTGAATCAAGTTGATCGTGTGGTTGATCAGCGTGAAATAGTTGCGCATCCACCCCACCCACACCTTTAAACTTTCCAAAACCTAATCACCCTAAACATTTTATACTCTCTATGTAATTGCATCGCCCTCTTTCGCGCCGCCCCTCTTGGCGGCGGGGAAATGAGTTAAGACTATATTTCTGAAGGGGGAGAGTGGGTACCCACCCACACCCCTTTATACAGCTGCGCTGTATAAAGGGGTAGTGAAGCGAGCAACTTTTATTATTTTTTGTAAAATTTACACAGTAGTATTAATGCCCCGCATTATATTTGACTTCCGATTTAAACAGGGGTATGCTCCCCTTATGTTAACCGCTTCGCAAAATGCTAAAATAGATCGGAATGCAAAAGCAGGGCAAAAATTCAACCGATGGACATTGATTGAAAAATCCACTGAAGAAAAAGATTGTTGGGGCAAGTACAAGTGGTGGGCTAAATGCGACTGCGGGACAATTCGGCCCATATCCTTAAAATTAGCAAGACGGGGTGAAACTAAAAGCTGCGGGTGTATATCCAAAGAAAGAAAGGGAACCGCGCTACACAGGACGAGAGCCTTTGTAACTTTGAAGGGCATGGTACAAAGATGCACCAATCCAAACAACCCTAATTATAAATACTACGGGGCCAAGGGCGTTTTCGTTTGTGACCGATGGAGAGGTGTTGGCGGGGTTAAAAGATTTGTAGAAGACATGGGACACCCGCCAGAAGGAAAAGGTATTGACCGCATAAACCCGTTCGACGGGTATCACCCCGGAAACTGCCGGTGGGTGACTCCGGCGGAAAACAATCGGAACCAAAGAAAACACTATCTTAAAAACACCAACAATCTTACAAAAGACGAACAGGACTTACTCGGATGACAAAATTGACACTTGACGACATAGTAGACTGGTTTAGGGAATGTTCAGCCGAGCGGCCTCTCGCGGTAGTGATTCGATACCACGGTTGGGAAATCGACGAGTTTTACAAGTTCATTCAGAAAGACCCGATACTTACGGAAGGGTACAACTTTTACCGAGCGGTTGCACTCGAAGCTTTACTTGACATAGCTGCGTCAAGAATAAATGCAGCAAACTCCATGACCGAATTAAAAAAGGCTCAAGCCTATCTTTCGCACGTTCAGTGGAAAATCGAAAAAATCATTCCACAGGTGTACGGCGCAAAAGTTCAAATCGACGTGAACAAGACGGTTGATATTCGTGGCGCGCTTGAAGAGGCGAAGGTTCGAGCCGGTATCATCGAAGCCACTTATAAAACTGTGGTTGCCGAAGAGTTGAAAAAAGAATTACCAACACCACTTACGGAGGAAGATTTACTTGGTTGACAGAGTTCCGTTTCCATTTTAATAATGAAAGTAGAATACTTCCTACAAGTTGTGTTTCTAATATAAAGGTTCTGTATCGAAAACGCACGTTCTGCAAAGAAACTTAGCAAGTAGACACAGAACCTTTTTTATTTCATAGTAAAAATGAAATGACCCAAAAATCCTCATACGACCCACAATCCGAAAAAGCCTTGATGCAGTTACTTTGGTCGCCTGAGATCAAAAACGACCCATACAGATTCGTCATGGCGGCGTACCCGTGGGGTAAAAAAGGTACTCCGCTTGAGAAGTTTAAGGGTCCACGCGCTTGGCAAGTGGATGAATTAAAGCGCTGCGGCGAACATTTTCGCAGACAAATTGCTTGCGCAAGAGATGGGCTGCCTCTTGAAGTTTATAAGTCAGCAACCACTTCAGGTCGTGGTCCAGGAAAATCAACTCTCGTGGCATGGCTCAATCATTGGTTCATGTCTACCCAGATTGGCGGAATGGCGATCACCACTGCCAACACTGAAGCACAGTTAAAAACCAAGACTTGGGCGGAGCTTGGTAAGTGGGTGACGATGAGCTTAAATGGGCATTGGTTTGAAAGAAACGCCTTGTCACTTAGACCCGCGCCGTGGTTTAAAGCACTACTCGAAAACGAACTTAAAGTGGATACGGGGTATTACTATGCTGAAGCACTTTTGTGGAACGAAGACAATCCTGATGCCTTTGCCGGAGCACATAACTATAACGGGACCATGCTCATCTTTGACGAGGCTTCTGGTATCCCTCAAAAGATATGGGACGTCTCCGAAGGATTTTTTACGGAACCGGCTGCTCCCCGGTTCTGGTTTGTGTTCTCCAATCCGCGTCGTAATACCGGCCCATTCTTCGAGTGCTTCCACAAGCACCGAGATTTCTGGAGTTATCGAAGACACATTGACTCGCGAACAGTGGAAGGCATTGATAGAAAAGTTCTCGACGACATTATCCTCAAAAACGGAGAAGACAGTGATGTTGCCCGCATCGAGGTTAAAGGTGAGTTCCCCTCGCATGGGGACAATCAATTCATTTCCCGAGACATTGTGGATGGCGCTACAAATCGCGAGATTGAACATGATGAACACGCGGCGCTGATTATGGGAGTTGACCCCGCGAGATTCGGGCGGGACAAAACAGTAATTGCGTGGAGACGAGGGCGCGATGCCAAGACCATGCCTTGGACTGTGCTCGAGAAAAAAGACAACATGGAAGTCGCCAACATTTGTGCGGAGCTTATTGATCGTCACCAACCTGATGGAGTGTTCATTGACGCAGGGAATGGTACTGGCATCATCGACCGGCTGAAGGAAATGGGTTACAAGTGCTACGAAGTTTGGTTTGGTTCGAGTTCAAGTAAGCAAGAATACGCCAATAAACGGACGGAGCTTTGGGCAGATATGAGGGACTGGTTACGAGGTGGAACTATTCCTTGCGATTCTTCCTTGCGTGATGACCTAGTTTCACCTGAATATAAATTTATGGGTAGAAGCGATCAAATTGCTTTAGAATCAAAAGATGAAATGGTGAAACGGGGGATGCACTCGCCCGATCGTGCTGATGCTTTGGCTTGTACTTTCTTTCTTCGCATTGCTCGGAAAGATAGTCCGACTCACAAGTTTGGAACGAAGAGGACAAGAGTCGCACCCGGAACGAATGATTATGACCCACTAGCAAACTGGAACGGAGAAAACTAATATGTCGGCAGGCTCATCATCAACTGAATCAAATCCTGAAGGAACTCTGTGGGACTCTAACGACCCTTTCAATGCGGACAATTATCAACGTGCGGTTAGGCAGTATGGCATCAAGTCTCCGCAAATAAAAGATTGGTATGGTAAAACGCAAATGTACCAAATGGATTCATCAATGTATGAAACTCCTGAACAATCAAAACTAGCTGAATCTCTTGGGCGCGCGCAAGGCAGACAAAGTACCGATAATGGTTTGTATGGACTTCAATCTTTGTCCCAACCTAGCGGCCCGACAATCGGAGGAAATTAGACAATGATAGAACAAACTGGACTTGATAAAACTATCGCAAACCAAGTAGAAGACTTATCTGCTACTCATATTCGCCACTACGAACAACTCCGCGCACTCCGAGGCTCGTGGGAAATTCAGTGGAATGACATTGCAAAAATTGTAACTCCAAACGACATGAACTCTTTTCAGGGTACACGTATTGTCGAGGGTGATAAGCGCACAAAATATATTTACGATTCTACCGCTCACACGGCCCTCATGCGTTTTGTTGCGATCATTGATTCAATGATGACTCCGCACAATGCCAAGTGGCATCGCATGACAGTTGAGGATGAAGTTTTAAAACGTAACAAACAAGTGCAAGAGTATTTGGAAAAAGTAGCACTCGTAATGTTTCGCGAACGTTATCACCCCAACGCAAACTTTTTAGAACAAAATCAAAACGTTTGGCACTCGCTAGGTGCTTACGGTAACGGTTCACTTTTCATTGATAGTTTGTGGGGGCAAAAAGGACTTCGATATAAGTTTGCTCACTTGGGCGAAGTTTATCACGAGTCAAACCATCAAGGTATTCCAGATAAAGTTTACCGCCACTTTCGTTTACGCGCTCGTCAAGCTGTTCAAATGTGGCCAGAGACTTGCCCTGAAGTGATTAAGAAAATGGCCCAGACGCAACCGGAAACACAATATGAATTTTTACATTGTGTAGTTCCGAACGCAGAGTACGAGCCAGGAAGACTTGATGCAAAAGGAATGAAGTATTCGTCTGCTTATATTTCACTCACGGGTGCAGCACTTTTACAATCAGGTGGGTATAGAAGTTTTCCATACGCTGTTTCTAAATGGGGTCAATCACTCAACGAAGAATACGGTCGCGGACCGATTGGTGATGTTCTTCCCAACATTAAAACGTTGAACGAAGAAAAAAGAATCTTGTTAAAACAAGCTCACCGCATTGTTGACCCAGTTTACTTGGTTCATGATGATGGCATTTTAAATACAATGAGCGCACAACCCGGAGCAATGGTTGCAGGCGGCTTGAGTGCCGAAGGTCGTAGACTTGTAGACACTCTCCCCACCGGTAACGTTCAAATCGGTAAAGAGATCATGGACGACGACCGAAACGATATTAAAGATGCAATGTATACATCGCTCTTTCAAATTCTAGTTGAAAATCCTGAGATGACTGCGACCGAAGTGATGGAGCGGACGAAGGAAAAGGGAATGCTCATTGCGCCTCTATTTGGTCGTCAAGAAGCATACCTCTCGCGCGTGATCACACGTGAATATGATATTTTGGAAAACCAAGGTGCGTTTGGTCCGATGCCACTTATCTTGCGTCAAGCTCGTGCGCGTGGGCAGGGTAGTTTTTCAATTCGCTTTGAATCGCCACTTGCCAAAATGAGACGCGCCGATGAAGCTGCCGGTTTCATGCGTATGCTTGGTGAGGCGGTTCAGGTGTATCAGGCGACTCAAGACCCATCAGCACTTTTCCATTTTGATATGGACGTTGCCATTCCAGAGTTAGCAGAAATTCATGGAGTTCCTGCTCGTTGGATGAAATCACTTGACGAAGTACAAAAGTTACGTGCAAATATGCAAGCACAGCAACAACAGCAAGCCGCGATTCAAGCCGGTCCATCTATTGCGGCAGTGATGAAAGCACAGCAACAACGGTAGTCTTATGAGCGACATTCAAAAAGAGTTAACAGGTGATCAAGTAAACCTACAGCAAGATGCTTTTAAAAAAGCTAAAAACGCTGTAATTAAACTTCAGCAAGATTACATAAATATTTTTGATGAGGATAGTCCAGTAGTAGAAAACATTCTCAATGATTTAAAAATTTTTTGTCGTGCTAATGAATCAACTTTCAATGCAGACCCTCGTATTCATGCAATGCTTGAAGGTCGCAGAGAAGTATGGTTACATATCGAAAGACAACTAAAACTAAAACCCGATGAGCTAGTCGCAAGAGTGATTCGCACATCATAAGGAGCCAAATATGTTCGGAACTAAAAACTATAAACCAAGATTCTTTTTTGAAGGTGATGCTAATGGCGGCGGTGCAAATCCACCCCCAGTAGTTCCACCGGTTGCTCCACCCGCTGCGCCAACTGATTTTTCATGGGACACACACATTGCAGACGAAGCCGATCGCGGTTGGGTGAAATCTAAAGGCGTTAAAGCTCCCGGAGATTTGGTGAAGTCTTATCGTGAACTTGAAAAATTTGTAGGGGTTCCAAAAGAACAACTTTTAAAACTACCTGAAAATTTAGAATCTCCTGAAGCCGAAGCGGTATTTCAAAGGCTCGGTAAACCTGCAAAAGCTGAAGACTATAAAATCGAAGGCGAGATGAAAGACTTTGCTGAACAGTTTCACAAAGCAAACCTCTCTACCAAACAGGCCGAAGCTTTGGTGAAAGCATACACTGAGCGCGCGACCAATCAGGCAAAAGCCGCAAGTGAAGCTGCACAGACTGCACTGACTAACGAAGTTGAAGCATTAAAAAAGACTTGGGGAAATGCCCACGATCAAAAAATGCAGCTTGCTTCTCATGCCGCTGCCAAGTTTGGTTTAGGTGCGGAAGGTTTGAACGCCATCCAAAAAGCAATGGGCTACACTAAAGGCGCCGAGTTTTTGGCGACGCTTGGTGAAAAGATGGGTGAATCTAGTTTCGTTCAAGGTACTGGCGGGCCGGTGAAGCTTGATACTGATACCGCGAAAAGTAAGATCGCCGAAAAAATGGCGGACCCTTCATTCATGAAGCGATACACAAGCGGAGACAAAGCCGCTATTGCTGAATTGATTCGCCTTGGCGAAGACGCTCATCCCGGCGAGATGAAATTTTAAATAAAAAAGATTTGCAAGAACTGATTTCTTAGCCTCATACTGAATACGAATGGCAAATCGGTAAACCCGAATCGTTCGGACGGTCAGGAAAGACTGACGGTGTGGCCGCACGGCAGGCAAGAAACAGCCCTCGTAATTTTACGGGTTAAGCTTTTCGATAACTTTAATTAACTTTAATTTTGTCAGGAGGGCTTAAAGCCATGACTAATAACTTACCAGTATTGTTTGTCGAACAATTTACGACTAACGTACAATTCTTATCTCAGCAAAAAGGTAGCCGTCTTCGTAAGACGGTTATGAACGGGACCCATGTTGGTTCTCAAGCAGCGGCGGTTGACCAATTCGCAGCTGTAAACGCACTTAAAGTAACTACTCGTTACGCACCGATGGGTCGCGTAGACGGCGGTCTTGATCGCCGTTGGGTGTTTCCAGTGGATTATGAACTTCCACAGTTGGTTGATTCTTTCGATAAGCTTCGTCTTATCATCGACCCAACTAGCTATCTTTCCCAATCTGCGATTTTCGCAATGGGTAGAGCGCAAGATGACGAGATTATCGCATCTTACGGCGGGATTGCTAAAACAGGAAACAACGGTGGAACGAACACAACTTTCTTGGCTGCTAACGTAGTTAGCGTTCAACAAGGTGCTGCCGCTCCAACCGGAATGACTGTAGCAAAACTTCGCGCTGCTAAATTATTGCTTATGCAAAACGAAGTGGACCTAGACAACGATGAGTTGTGGCTCTCTTGCCAATCTAAGCAAATCGACGATCTTTTAGCAGAAGCTCAAGTAGTTTCTTCTGATTTCAACGATAAGCCGGTACTGGTTGAAGGCCGCATCCAACGTTTCTTGGGTATCAACTTCGTTCACACTGAGCGCCTTGGTACTGCAATCGACGATCAAGCGGGTACTTCTACTCCATGTTACGTTTACGCGAAAAGCGGAATGTACTTTGGTGAGTGGGAAGCAATCCAAACCCATATCTCTCAACGTAACGACTTGACTGGCTTGCCTTGGCAGGTTTATGTTAAGGGCACTTTTGGTGCTACTCGTTTGGAAGAGAAAAAAATCGTAAAGATTTTCGCTCGATAATCGCAACACACAAACGTAATCGGGGGTCAAAAGCCCCCGGTTATTTAACAAAAAAATTTGGAGAATAAAAAATGGCTACAAAATACTCAAAACTATATGATGCAGGACTTCAGAACTCTAACATTGCGAAAAGCGATATTAAGAGTTCTTTCGGTAAAGTGGCAGCGGCTAACGCCGATGCACCGGGCACGATTTATCGTCATGCCTCTGTACCTTCCAACATGATCATTCGCGACATTAAGCTTTCTTGTGAAGCTATGGGCGCGTTAGCAACGATCAACGTTGGTGCGTACTACACCGAAGATCACCCACAATCTGGCGCGGTAATCGACGCAGACTTTTTCGGAAGTTTGATCGACGTATCCGCAGCTTTGAAAAAAGTGAGCATTCTTAATGAATCAGGAACTAACACTCTTGATAAACAAGAAATGCCACTTTATCAGGCTCTCGGTTTGACTGAAGACCCAATCTGCAAAATCGACATTTGTTCTACCGTAGGTGGCGCAATGGCGGCAGCGGGTAACATCGCTCTCGAAATCGAATCGGCTGAATAATTTAATAGCGGGGAGGCTTGTTAAGCTTTCCCCGCTACAATTTTAATTAAAGGAGGCCACATGGCTACAAGACGATATAAAATTTCTCCGGGTCAAACAGAGTTTCAGATTGTTGAAGAAGTTGGCGCTGCCAATAACTCTAACGTAATCGAACTTACGGTTGACATTGCTGACCTCGTTTACGAGGGTGCGGTTCCAAGAAAAGTTAAAAAGAGTGAAGTGATGTTGGCATTAGAAATGCTTGAAAATCACATTCTAAAAAATGCTTCAGGAATGCTCGACGAATAAGAGGTTTAAATGGCTTCTAAGACGGACATTTTCAACATTGCTTTGACGATGCTTGGGGCGCAGACTGTGCAAAACTCAAGCGAGAACTCCCGTAATGCGAGAGTTTTAGACGGAGTTTATGAAACCGTAAGAAAAGCAGAGTTGAGAAAAAGGCCGGTATGGAACTTTACAGTTAAAAACGTGAAGCTTCCTCAAGACGCCACTCCGCCTCTTTTTGGTAAAAACTATGCGTATACACTACCTGGGGATTTCCTTTCGATGGCGCCGCCTTATGATGATCAGAGTAACTACGGTTCCAATGATTGGACTATTCAGAAAGGCAAAATCTTTTCTAACCAAACTGCTCCGTTAGAACTTCGATATGTTGCGGACGTTAGTGCGGAAGGTGAGTTTGACCCTCTCTTTGCCATGGCACTTGCGGCAAAGCTTGCTGAAGTTTGTTGCGAATCAATCACCCAATCAAACACTAAAAAACAGTTAATGGGTCAGCAATACCAAGACGCGATTCGTGAGGCTCGTAAGGCCGATTCTTTTGATGGGCCATCCCCGTTCATGCCGGTGGATACTTACGAGACAATAAGGTTATGAAAATAAGTCCGATACAAAATGATTTTTCGGGAGGAGTGTTCAGCCCTATTGCGCAAGCAAGAAGCGATCTCTCCCGTTACAAAATCGGTCTTGCGTTGTGTGAGAACGCGATACCTACCGGCCAAGGTCCGGCTGTTAAACGTTCTGGCACTCGCTTCTTACAATTTCCACCGGTAAACGGCCCAACAAGACTTATTCCATTCTCTTACTCCAATGGTGATAACTTCATGATTGAGTTCACTGATCTATGGATGCGAATTTATAAAAACCGCACATTGATTCTAATAGGAGTATCACCTTACACCGCTGCCGAACTTAAAGATATTAAGTACACCCAATCTTTAAATAAACTTTTCTTAGTGAGCGGCACTCGCGCCCCAATGATTCTCACCCGCCAAACGGATTTACTTTGGTCGCTTGATGCGTTTCCTTTTTATTACCCGCCACTTTTATCAAACGGTCTTGATTCAAGATTGACAGTAATCACTAACCCAATTCTTTCGGCGCTTGTGACGGCGAACACAGTTGGCCCGAACACTACGGTAATTTCAAAATTCAATACCGCATTAAACATTACCGGCGCCATAGACAATGGTTCAGGGTTCGTTCGTATTTTTGTAAACATCACTGACTCTTTGGCGAATGGAAGTCTCGTTCACATTTCAGGAGTGACCGGCACTACAAATGCAAACGGCGATCACTTTCTTACTAAGTCCAGTGCGCTTTCATACGATCTCATCGGTGTTGCATTTAATGCGGCTTACATTGCGGGCGGTTCTATTACTCCGGCACTTGTTTTGGCAGGAGACGTTGGCCGAGTGTTGGCGATACGACTTGGCACTACACCATGGTTTTACTCTCAGATTAATGCGATCACAGACGTTCACAGTGTTACCATTACCGGAAATCACCCCGGCGCCCCAGTTAACGTTGACACTTCATTTTTTAAATTAGGTGCTTTTGGTGATTCTATCGGTTGGCCAAATGCAATCGCGTTTCACCAAAACAGACTTTATCTTGCCGGTCCACAATCAAACACCATGTACGGCAGTGTGGTCGGGGATTATACCAACTTCATACCGATCAACTCATATCTTGCTGACGGTACTGCAAACAACAATGCGGTTGTCACTGCGTCGGACGCGATCACCTTCACGGCAAACTCTCCGACTTCAAACAAGATTGAATGGATGATCAGTGACGAGTACGGAATGATCGTCGGAACTAACGGCGGAGTTTTTGTACTTAGATCGTCTTCTTTTGGTGAGCCAATCACCGCAACCAATGCAAGTCTGGTTTGGGTAGACACTGTGGGCGTGGCCCCATTCCAAGCCATTCGCACAGAGAAATCTACAATCTATGTTTCATCATCACTGAAAAAAGTTTTTGAAATTAAATACTATTACAACATTGATGGATTTAAAAAGACTGATCTTACTGAGATTGCGTATGACATTGCAGAAGAGGGTTTTACCAGCGGGCCGGTGATGCAAGATCAACCCCAAGGTGTTATCGTTTTTGCAAAACAAAGTTCTATCGCGATGCTTACTTTCAACCGTTCAACGGATGCTTTGCAAGCGGGATGGAGTGAACACTTCATTGGCGGGAAATATGATTCGTCGCTACTCCCACCTAGACCGATCGAGGTTGCGGTACTGTTTAACCCAGATACTAACTCTGATGATCTTTGGTTAGCCGTGAACCGTACTCTCGATAACGACCCATTTCCACTTGTAACCATTGAAGTGATGGATAAAATATTTGAAGAATTTAACGACGCAGAATTTTATAATGGCGTTGACTGTAGTTTTCAATATGATCAACCGATTCTAATTGATGCAATCACTAACGGCGCGATAACCACTGTCGAGACAAACGCAGCGCACGGATTGGCAAATGGAAATGAAGTTGAGTTTAAAGGTACGTTCGGACTTTATGACGAATCTAAGACAAGCCAACTAAACGGCAAACGTTTTGCGATCACAGTGATCGACGCTACTCATTTTTCTATCGCGCTTGATTCTACAGAGTTAAGTATTTACAACGGTGGCGGTGAAATTAGACTGGTAGTGACTCAGATCACTGGAATTATCTGGATGAAAAACCAAGAGGTAGCGTACTACTGCGATGGCGATGAAAGTAAAGTCGGAACTGTTACAGTATCAAACGCAGGAGTAGCGACTATTCCTTTTGGTTTCGTTACCGCTCAAATCGGCTTTCCATTCACTTACAGAATTAAAGGGCTTCGCGCAGAGGGCGGTTCACAGAACGGTACTTCTATTGGTAAGTACAGAAGAGTGAATGACATAGGTGTTATTTTAAATCGCTCACAAAGTTTTAAAGCGGGCGTGAATTTTGACGACATGGTTCCGGTGTCAGTGAAAACTAATTCTGATGACAACTTCCAAGGCGAGGAAAAACTTTTCACCGGCACTATAGCTAGAACCGGATTAATCTCTGATAACGCTTACGATAGCCAATGGTGTATCGAAGTGAGCACTCCAACACCATTCCAGATACTTGCGGTGATGCCTCAACTTAACGTGGAGGATTTCACATGATTTTCTACGAGAAACCTTCACACAAAGAGTTTACAGATTTATGTGCTTGCGCCACTGAACCACTGACAGACAAACAGGCAGACCGCCTGTTTTATAATTCTGTTCACTATATGCTCGTTAACGTGTATGGAGTACCAATGGCGATTGCAGGGTACACTCATTACAAGTTTGAAGTGTTTTTAATCTTGAGAAAAGGCTTTGCGCGTAATAAGTTTTCTATTATCAAGAAACTTAAAAAACTGGTTAAAAAAGATATTCCGTTTGTGGCGCACGTTGAGACAGACGCAAACCAAAAGTTTGCAGAGTTTTTCGGGTTTAAAGATTTAGACTTAGTAGAATTAATTGATGGAAAACCATATCGTAAATTAGTAAGGGAGGCTACCAAATGAAAAGCTATTTTGACTTAGGCTCTCTTGATTCTGGATATAAGCTCGACCCGATCGTAAATGGTACTGCTAAAGAATTAGAGAAAATCGGAGAAGCGGGCATGACTGCCGCTGCGTCTTTACAAGGCGTGGGCGGAGCCATTGGCGGGATTGCCACTATTTATTCAGGGTTTCAACAAGCCGAGATTGATCGCAAAAACGCATTGACCATGCAGTACAACGCCGAGCAAGTTAAAATCATGGGTGATGTTCAACGCCGTATGCAAATGCAAGAGGCGACCAAAATTCTTTCTAAACAAAAAGCAGACCGAGGAGCGGCAGGGATTGAACTATCTGGTAGCGCGCTTGATGTTTTCATGAGCAGCGCAAATGAGGCGTTCCAAGATTCTGCAAACATTGTCCGTGCCACTCAAGCAAAAGCAGACGACTACGAACAACAAGCTCAACAACTTTACGAAAAAGCCGACAGTGACATAGTTGGCGGTGTTGTAGGCGGGCTTGCAAAACTTGCAGTAAGTGCAGCGACGTTAGGAGCATTTTAATGGCTAAGATTCAAGAATACAGTGCGGGCGCTACACCAAATGCCGAATCAAATTTTAAAGCAGTAGACGTTTCTCCAACGGATGCCATCGGGCAATTCGGTGGCACTATGGAAAAAATCGGCGGTTACGTTAAAGAGAAAACGATTGCACTTCAAAAAAGTAAAGCCGATCTTGCAGCGGCTACCAATGCTGCGGCAATGGAAGCGTCGATTGCTTCGATGGATAAATCGTTTGACCCAACTGACCCTGATCAACTTGCGTCGGTCATGAAACCATTCAGAGAATCAAACGACCAATTCAGAGAAGCACTAGGCTCAGAAGAGGCGAGAGAATATTTCGACCGTACTTCAGCACTCCATGAAACTAAGTTTACTCAAATGGCTTTGACTCGAAACTCGGCTCTACAATCACAAGAGTTGAAACAAAACATCGAAGCCCGTTACAATGCCATGGCTCAGTCAGTGAGTAATAACCCTGGCGTTTTGTCAGCAAAGTTAGCAGAGCTTTATAGCTCTCGCGACGCTTTACTTCCTTTGGCGGGCAAAGGCGGGGAAGGTAAAGTTGATGCACTCTTGCAAGACTACGCACTTAAATTAAATCGTGAAGCTGCCGAGAGCGATGTTATTAACAGACCGTTTGATGCGGACCTAAGTAAGTACACTCTTGGCGATAAGACAAATGAGCTTATTCAAAAACAAAAACTTTCCCAAAATGCGGCTCGTGTTCAGGCCGATCACAATGACCGAATGATAGAGAAGTTTAAAAAGGAAAAAGTACAAGCTATTAACAAAGACTTCTTGGCAAGACAGGTGAACGGCACACTGTCGTTAGATGCGGTTTTAAAAAGTAAAGAACTCAGTGACGACGATCAAAAAATGTGGGTCGATAGATTAAATAAAGAAAATAAAAATGCATACGGTAAAGACGCTCAGTTAAAGGCGAAACTTTTTGACCGCATTATGCTCAGTCCAGATAACCCAGATAGCATTCAAGACCCAATGGAAATTATCAGAAGTACGCTCGACCAAAACGATGCTCTCGAATTAGTAAGCATGATGGACCAAGCGAAAGCTTCCGACCCCGCTGACTTTTCACTGAAGCAATCAGCTTTTGCTCAAGTGAAAGGTACTTTGGTGAGAACACCAATTAGCGGCATTCCTGATGAGCTTGGCAATAAAAAATACATGGAGTTTGTTTCTGTGTTCAATCGTGAATATGAAGCGGGCATTAAATCGGGCATGACCCCTCACCAACTCTTAGGGACAGGCGAGAAAAATAACATTATTGATAAACTTATCCCAAGATTCATACCTACTCAACAAGAAGCTATTCAAGCCAAGATTCAACAACTTCAAAAAACAAAAAGTAGAGCGCCATTTTTAAGAGACATACCTGGAAATTATCAGAACTATGGCGCTGTCGAACCGTCTGCTACTCCCGCACCAAAACAAAGAAGACCACTAGGAGACTTACTTAAATGAGTAAGTTAGACGATTTTCGCATCAAAGCAAAAGCTGAAGGTTACAACGACGATGAGATCAACACTTTTGTAGCTGAGAAGAATCAAGTAGCCATGAATGAAGGTTACTCAATGGACGAGATTAACGACCATTGGGGCATTCCAAAACCTGACGTAGATAAAGAGCGGCACGTAATGAAAAACTACGTCTCGGCCCTTCCGCAACCAAAGGAAGGTGAAGAAGAAATACTGCCTACAGAAGTTAATTCTTTTGATGACATGTATAAACTAATTTCATCGGGTCTTGCTCACTCTGCTATGGGTATGATGGTTAATGGAAAGCCGATGAGTAAAGTAGGGCAAAACCCTTCCATGTTTGCAAACATTTTATACGGCGCTGCCGAGATGGGAATGGATATTCCCGTCATGGGGGTAGGA